CAGTTGATGCTGCTGCCGCTCCTGCTAATACATTATTTTGAAACACTCTTTATCTCCTAGCTTAAATTCAACGTAGCCATAGCCTGTACATCAGTAGACGTATAAACAATATAATCAAGTCTATCAATGGCACTTCCATCTGTAGTCAATGTAGGAGCTGTTCCTGCTGCAAAATCCCAACTGGAACCATAAGATAAAGTACGTGAACCTGTGCCGTCCTGCTCTAAGAAAATAGAACCTGTTTGTCCTGCTACACAATTAGTAGGATTTTCTAGCGTTCTATTTCCTCCTAACTGCACAGCAAAATTCTGTCCTACATTAAAGTCCACTGCTATAGTTGCTGCGTCTGTTAAACTCACCACATCTGCCACTGCTGCAGTTCCAATATGAATCTGTTTACCTAAAAGGGTATTTACTCCCGCCGCTACAGCACTCGTATAAACATCTGCTGCCGACACATCTCCACTAAACTCTCCTGCTGCTGAAGATACTTTCGTAGTAAAGCTTCCTGTAACTCCTACTATATCAGTAGAACTAATTCCTGTACTAAAGCTACCACTGGCACCATCTATATCTCCAGTAACATCTCCTGTTAAATCACCAGTAACATCTCCTGTTAAATCACCAGTAACATCTCCTGTTAAAGCTCCGTCAAATGCAGCACTTACAATACCACTAAATACTGCTGAAGAACCACTTACAACTCCACTTATTTCAAGAGCTGCTGCTGAAGCTTTTGTAGTAAAGCTTCCAGTAACTCCTACTATATCAGTAGAACTAATTCCTGTACTAAAGCTACCACTAGCTCCATCTATATCTCCAGTTACATCACCAGTGACATCACCAGTTACATCACCAGTAACATCACCTGTGACATCACCTGTTAAAGCTCCGTCAAAAGCTGCACTAACAATACCACTAAAGACAGCTGAAGAACCACTTACAACTCCACTTATTTCCATTGCTGCAGAAGAAACTTTTGTTGAAAAACTTCCTGTTATTGCAGTCATATCAGTTATGGAAGCAAAAGATACCACTACTAATTGATTTATAGTATAAGCCGACACCGATACCGGAGCAGACGGTAAGTTCGTTAAATTAGAACCATCTCCATAAAATTCACTTGCAGAAACTGCTCCACTAAATTCAGCTGCCGCTCCTGATACTTTCGTAGTAAAGCTTCCTGTAACTCCTACTATATCAGTAGAACTAATTCCAGTACTAAAGCTACCACTCGCACCGTCTATATCTCCAGTAACATTACCTGTAACAGCACCTATTAAAGCTCCATCAAAAGTAGCTGCACTTACGGTTCCACTAAAGACTGCTGAAGAACCGCTTACAACTCCACTTACTTCAAGAGCTGTTGCAGATACTTTAGTAGTAAAACTTCCTGTAACTCCTACTATATCAGTAGAACTAATTCCAGTACTAAAACTACCACTAGCACCATCTATATCTCCAGTAACATTTCCAGTTAATGGTCCATCAAAGGTAGCTGCACTTACGGTTCCACTAAAGACTGCTGAAGCTCCACTCACAGCACCACTAATTTCCAAAGCTACACTGGAAACCTTTGTTGTAAACCCTCCAGTAGCTCCTTCTATAGCTGTTGCGCTTATTCCTGTACTAAAGCTACCACTAGCTCCATCTATATCTCCAGTTACATCTCCAGTTAATGCTCCGTCAAAAGTAGCTGCACTTACGGTTCCACTAAAGACAGCTGAAGCTCCACTGACCGCACCGCTTATTTCTAAGGCTACACTAGAGACTTTAGTAGTGAAACCACCAGTAGCTCCCTCTATAGCTGTTGCACTAATTCCTGTACTAAAGCTACCACTAGCACCGTCTATATCTCCAGTAACATCTCCTGTTAAAGCACCATCAAAAGTAGCTGCACTAACAGTACCACTAAAGACAGCTGAAACACCGCTCACAACTCCACTTATTTCAAGAGCTGCTGCTGAAGCTTTCGTAGTAAAACCACCAGTAACTGCTGTTATATCCGTAACCGAAGCATTAGATACTACTCCTAGAGTATTAACAGTAAAAGCCGATACAGAAGTAGGATGAGTGCTTGATACATTGGTAAGACCGCTTCCATCTCCAACAAAGAACCCAGCACTAACTGTTCCACTAAATACCGCGCCTACACCAAAAACAGAACTACTGACTGAAACATTCCCAGCTATGGCTATGCCAGTCGTAATTCTTACTGCATCCGTAGCGAGCTGAAGAGCAGAATTTTCACCATCCCCACTTTGAATATTACGAAGAGTAGTGTCTAAACCTGTATTACTACTGGTTTCTACTTGAAGTAGCTTCTTATAAGTACTAGCTATTGTGTTTCCAGTTAAGTCGCTCATGCTGCATCCCAATAATTTGTGTTATCTTCCCAATTTGTGGTAGCTTGATTCCAAAGTACATTTCTACCACCAGTATCTGGTCTTGGATTTCTGATATTCGGATTATCCCTTACATCAGGAGTCTTATTTTGTGGATTATTCTTTAAATCAAAATCACCCTCAAAATCTATTGGGCATACTAACATTCCATAACTATTTAATCTCATTACTCGATGGGGATATACAAATCCACAAGTATCACACATCGCTAATGAATTTTTATTACTAGCCATTTAAATATATCCCAAACGAGGTTTCAGGAACAGACTGGAACGCTGTCTGTCTTCTGAGAAAGCTCTTCCTAGTAATTCTTCATAGTTCTGTTTTAACATAACGATTCTATTCTGGTCTACACCGGGACGTTTCATAGACATATAGTATGCCAAACCACAAGTTAAAGGTGGGAGAAATCTCTTGGGTATATCGGCATTCTGTGCTTCCGATTTATTTACATCTTGGAGTTCACTGATAGTTTCTATCTTTAAAACATCGGTAGCATTTTCAGGAATAGGCCAAAGAGAAATAGTAATATTATTAACATCTCGCTTGATAGAATATTGACTAGCTCTTCCTGTCTGACCTTTACGTGGAATGAGGAGATACTCTTCGTAGGTAATACGGGTAGGAGCTAAATCAATTTCATCTCTGTTCACTACTACTTCCATAACATCAAGTACGGAATTACTTAATGTATAACTTGTTACACTGGTAGAAACCGTAACAGCAGTAGTAGCTGTAGTCCACAAAAGAATACCGCGATTCTGCCAGTCTTTCAGCATCAGATTGATAGACCGGCGTGCAGAAGCAGGCTCATGACCAAGAATCTGCTCACCACCTATCATTTCAGAAGCTTCCTGTATGACTTCATCTATATCCAGATTAAAGTCAAATGTACCTGAAACAGCCATTACTTACGTTTCTTTCGTTTTTTACGTTTCTTTCGAGAGACATCCCGTGCATTATCAAGGGCAATCGCTATTGCCTGCTTTTGAGGATACCCCTCTTCAATTAACTTTTTAATATTAGCACTAATCGTTTTATCAGAAGAACCGGATTGTAAAGGCATGCTCAGTCGTCATACTCGTAGATTTTACCGGGTTCATAATCACAGATAACATCTGTTTCTGGACCTACTACAGATGGACCTTTACGAGCAGCACCAAAGCCCTGCCCTGTAGGTTTACCAGTTCCATCAATCAATGCTTGCTTGTAATCCTTATAACCCTTCTTGGTATAAGGATACATTCTATTTCCATAAATAGGCATTAAACACTCCCTCCTGCTTTATAGCCTTGCATAATTTTACCACCACTTTTACGAGAAACTTTTCCACCTTTACGTTTAGGAATCTTAAACAACTGTATATCAATATCAGGCATTTTTAAATTTTCTAATGATTTCTCGAATCTCTTCCTTCTTCTTTCGGCGGACTTAGCACGTTCTTCAGATTTTTTAATATCTTTTACTGACATTTTAGAACTAGTTCTCATAACTAATCTCCCTAAACTCTTCCGCCAGCCTTATAGCCATACATGATTTTACCGCCAGATTTACGAGATACTGTTCCACCACGTTTACGTGCCTCTACAAGACGAGGACCAATATCTCCATGTAGTGTTTTCATATAATCTATAGCACCTGTTTGTGATTCATAATTTCCAGACCATCCATCTCCTGTCCAAACTTTATAATTACCACTAGGAGTTATACCTATATCTCCTGCTTTATTTTTTTTACTTGCTTTTGCAGGTACTGAAGTCGTAAGACGTTTTCTTGGCATACCTAATCTCCTTTAGACTCTTCCGCCAGACTTGTAGCCAACCATGATTTTACCACCGCCCTTACGAGAAGTAGTACCACCCTTCTTGCGCTTTACAGAACCACCCTTCTTCGCCATTGTACTGGCAGCAGAATAAGGTCTACGACCAAGAGCACGTTCCATGCCTTCGCTCTCGTGCCTGCGAGCAGCTAAATTGCCTCTCGTACCACGATTACGAGCACCTAGAGACTCATCCAGTCGTGCATTATAACCTTGTGTCAAACCGCCTGTCTGCTTCTTGACAGTACCGCCAGCCTTACGCTTTACGCTACCGCCCTTTTTAGCAAACCTGCTACGTTCTCTCTCTGATAAAACACCAGCCCTAGCTTCTTCAGCAGGATACAGACCCACATCAGTCATACCACCGCCATGCTTTTTAACTGTACCGCCTGCTTTCTTTTTCACGGTCCCACCCCCTTTTCTAGTAATTCTTGCTTTATAGTCCATTGATTTACCAACAGGACTTTTTTCTTTCATTTTTTCAAAACTAGATAAAGAACTTCTCAATCTATTTAAAGCTGTATCTCGTGCCTTATCAGTTTTAGCATTAGCCAGAGCTTGTGCTCTATGTCGTAATTCTGCTCCTACATCTACATCACCTAATTCAGTAGCAGCCGTTCTTTTAGGAACTTTCATTCCTGTCCAATGCTCTGTCTTATTAGCCATAACCTTTATCTCCTCTAAATAGTTCCACCTTTTTTGTAACCTTTACCATAACCTCTTAACGCAGCACCCGTTCCAAGTGCTCCACCTGTTTTTCTGTGCCAATTAGGTCCTTTTTTCACACCTGAAGGTTTCTTATCAATAGCTGATAATACATTTTTGTCAGTAATTGCTTCTAATACGTTTCTAGGTTTACGTGGAGGAGTTGTAACTCCTTTTAAAAATTGTTCTCTTTTTAATCCACGTTCATACTCTTCTTTCATAGCTCTATTTTTGAAGCCTTTTTTCCCAATTTCTTCTAAAGTATATGGCTTACGATGTTCAGCTTCATATTTTGCTTTTTTCGCTCTTTCACGTTTTAAACGTGCTGTACGTTGTTCGTCCGTTTCTTTAGGAGCGCCCTCACCATGACGCAAAGACCATAAGTCGTCAGAGTCAGGCACCTTTCCCGTAACAGGGTCACGGAAATGCGGTCCTCTCCGGTCTCCAGCAGAAACCTTTTTCTCTTTCTTTACTTGGTCTCCAGCTCTTTGTTTAACTCGCGCTACTTTTTTCTCTTCTACAGTTGCTTTAATATCACCGGGGTCAACTCCCATTCCTATTAGTTCTTTACGTTCTTTAGCAGTCAGTCTCTGTTTACGTGAAGTAGGAAGGTCTTCTATTTTTACCTTTGGATAGAGTTCTCCCTTTTTCTTTAATTTCTTTTTATGTCCAATAACTCCAGTACGGCTGGTAATAGGTTTGGAAGTATCAATTTCCCAATCCTGACTAAGATTAGTCGTAACTTTTCCAGTACGCTTTGGTTTAACATACTGACCAGTACGATAATGTTCCGCTTTCTTCTTTTTCTTTTTCTTAGCCATTATTTTAATCCTTTCATAGCTTCGGCAACTCTCTCTCGTACCAGACCACCCTGAGCAGCTTTAGCAGTACGTCCTTTACGGGATAATTCAGCAAATTTCTTTTTACCATATTTCTTTCGGCCAATCCATGCAGCCAAAGCGGCACTACCTGTTTTCTTTTCGAGAGCCTTGAATCTTTTGCCGCTCCCTAATTTTGGTTTGCTTCCTTTGGACATCTGAATTTCCTTCCCTACACTCGCTCTCGTTATGGTCATTTTTCTTTTCCTTATAGAACAGGTTTTCTACATCTGTATATGAGTAAAACTTATTGCACTCCACTAACTACTCCCTTGTATCAATGTATCTGCACTACCCGCAGGACTTGCAGCCTGTGCCATATCGTCCTGACGAGTTCTACGTGCCTGATTACGAAGGCCATCAATCGCAGAAGAATACTCTCCCTGCCACATCTGAATCGTATTAAAACTTTTCATAAACAGGGAAGCCTCTATCATCGACGCATAAAATAATGCATCGTAACAGAAGTCACTAAAGTAATTGTTGGGAGCAGCAGAACTAAGAGTAGTAGGACGGGATACATAGTATATTTCCCCATTATGAACAGAGGAAGGAGTAGGAGCAATAACAATTTGTGTATTGCTACGCATGCCATAATAGCGAGGCTCTCCTATGGAAGAACTCACATAAGGCCAATAATCATTTATAAATTCTGTGGTACGTGGTAGAAGATTTATTTTGGAACCAGCAGTCGTAATACTAAAATTCCGCACGATACGAGTACCGGACGGTAAAGAAACGAAAGGGTTCGAGGTAGAAACAGCTACAGAAGCATAAGAATTCAGACCAACGTCATCCAATTCCCGAA